TCTGAACCCCGCGGGAAAGTCAGAACACCCCGGATAAAACTGTCACGGGACTGTCTCTTTGGACCAGTCCCACTCCCTGCGGTACGGGAAGTCAATGGTTGGATTGCGTACACAGTCCAACGGAAGCTCGAACACATAAGTGGAATAGTGATTGAACCAATGAGCGCAGCGAGCGGGCCACAAAATAGGCGGCTCAAGCGGCTGCATCACTTTCAAATTGTTCAAGTAGTCTTCAATGCCACGCTGATCGGCGACGGACAAACCGAATACTTTTTCGACAAGCAGTCTAGTCCCCATGCCTACCTGTACTTCAGCACAGGGAGCATCAACTGCCTCCAACAAGATCCGGCGCTGGTATGAACCCAGCGTCCTACGCTCCAACTCAGCCCGGACATCAAACGAGCGGGTCACTCGTAACCCATAGTCAGCAAGAGCCTGAACCACGGGACAACCCGCGTACTGGTACTTCAGTGACAGTGCCTTGCACCTAATCAAAGTGTACCACCGCGAGCGGCGCATCCCCATGCACTTCCGCGGTAGCCATGCGAAATCAGCCAAGACCTTCAACGGGTCTGCGACGTTCACGCACTCTTCAGTGTCGTAAATCATTCCACAGAATGAGGCTGTGTTCAACTCTTGGTGTCGCTCGATTTTCAGCCGAAGCCCCAACCGGGCATAAAAGCTGTCATCGAACTCAACAGAATGACGGCCGATTCCATCGTCCCCTTCGACGTAACCCTGCCATTTGCCGGAATGCTTCCACGCGGCAAACTTCTGCACCATCAAGTTTGTGAATCCATTTCCGAGCGAGGTACACATTTCACCAGACATCCTCTTAGCAGGCACTGACAGGGTAAACCACTTGAACTTGCAAGTGTTCCTGCCAAGCAAGGTTCGCCGAACGACATTGTACCAAGGCCGTCCATCATCCAAATGGCGGCTCATGTGTCGATACAGGCGCATCTCGCACGCTGCTTGTAATTTTCTGGTAAAGAGACTCTCGAAAGCGGTATAATCAGTGGCGGACACTCCTTCACCGGGAGTGAATAATAGCTCAGATATCTTACGCGCACGCTCGCTCACAGGCACCGACTTGATGAACTCCGGGCATGCTGCTAAGACACTTTTCTCAATAAGGCTGAATATGGGCCCAACACGACACTTAAACCAGTCGTGGCGGCTGTTGATATCACGCGGAAACTTGGGCTCAGGGTAGAACTCATCCTTCATGAAGCTCTTACACTGATACAACCTAGGGTTACACGTGTCAACCGTCTCACTCCAAACCTTGGCTAATTCATCTCGACGCCACTGTGGGAAGTTAGTGGATGCCAACCAAGTCGTCACACTAGTGTCAGTCTCTGGACTTAGCGGGACGAAATGCTTATCAAGGTAGGCACTCACAAACTCTCCGAACTCTCGTAATAATACACCATCCGCAGGCAACACAGCTCCGGCAAACCGCTTCTGCGCACCGACCAGCGCAGAGCGGCCGTGATCCAGGCTCGGAATAGGACGAACACAGTTACTCAAATGACAACCGGCTGAAACTGCTGAAGGGACGCGGACAGTAGAATCGAAATTTCTTCCGACAACTATCTCAACATCATCACAGAACGGACCAGGAGAACTGAGGGCGACCTCACCGACCCTGTACCCATAGACCACGGTCACGGAAGGGCTGCCGCGGCAAACCTGAAAGGCTGCCGCTGCTGCCGCTGAAGGCCGAGCGCCAATACGAATGATGCAGTATCCGCGACGACAAACATTCCAGTCGCAGAAGTACGATCAAAGTTCGTATGCTGCTGAGACGCCATATAGGCGTACACCCTCGATCGCATGACCTCCAAACCCGCCCCTGGATCCAAGACCCGGAGGGCACACGCATGAGACACCATCTCTGCCGAGACATATAGCGTGCGCTCGGCAAGCACAACCGAACGGAGGAGGACTGGCCCAGAAATCAGGTCAGACCGGAGTTCAACAGCAGACTGTTGGTAGAACACTTTTCGCACTTGTGGATCCACGTATTTCACATCGGATATTGAGTGTCCATCCTGCCTAAGATCAGCCGGATCACTTGGCAGCGACTCACCAACCGCAAATGTCTCCAGGACATGAGTCGGATGGCAAAATTCACCGTCAACCACTCTATACTGCGAAGCGTGGAGTGCGGGGTAGCAAACATTGCACGTGGCAGCTAAACTGCGCAGGCACATGCAGAACAGAAACACGACACAACCGGGCACCAAAGCCACGGCAACATCATACTGGTCTGGCCACCTAAGCGACTCACCCACCATAGCATTATCGATCGGCACATGATCAACCCACTGTTGAATCAAGTTCTCCGCATATTTCAGCGGCGACACTGCCCGAACGAAGTTCACCCACAAAGGTGCACTCGCTCTGGTGACCACAAGCGCCGGCAGCAAAGTCACTGCAAAAGCGAGGAAGAAACCCGTGAACGCCAACCAAGCGCCGCGGGCCCACCTCAGGACATTGTGGATTTTTGTGAGAACGGAGCCATTATCAGCCCCGACCGTAAGCAACGCAACATTCTCAAGTTGCACCGGCTTCTGCACTCGCAGATTTTTGTCCCGCTTGTCCTTAACAGCAGGGCCTCCGCCGGAAGCGCCGAGACTTGCACTCGACTCGGAGCCGGAATCCTGTTCCAACTCCTTCCTAGCATCTCTCATTCCCTTCAGGCGCTGGTTCTCGTCTTCCAGCGCCGTAATAAGTGAACGGATATCACCACGCATACCACCCCTCTTAGAACCACGTCGTTTCAGGCGCGAGCCGTCAGTAGACGTTGTGGGGGATCGCTTGTGCGGCGAACGAGCATTTACATCATCTTGTTGTACTTGCATTAAAGTGTGTAAGAATGCTGGGATATCATAGAACCAATCTACAATCGCCAGTGTCGCCAACCAACATATCCAGTGATGGTTGGACTGAGGCCACTGGTAGCGAAGGCGCTACGGCATGGATTTCCGCAGCGCCACTGCACCGGAGAAC